TAGGAGGAACTAGATATGGTGGTGCTGACAACCCAACCAACACTGTTCTTGCAACAGATGGCTCATGGGCTTTGGCTTATACAGAGCGTAAGATGGTTGACGCTGTGAAGATCACAGTTAACACACCATTCTCAGTCAACAAAGCATAATTGCTTCTTGTTTGAGAATGATAAGGAGGGGAGCTTCATACAGGTTCCCCTTTTTATTACATGTATTAAACTGAGTTGAGTTACATGAGGTAATCAAGTGATCTCAATGGTTCGCTTTTACCTAATGCCGCGTAAAGGAATACCTGACAAATCTTTACCGACTTATTATCCCTCGGTTGTAGATGTCAATTCGCATGAAGCGCGAAAGACTCGACGCAGATTAAAAGCGCAATATAAAGGTTTAGAAATTCTCGCTGTTCCACTCTAATGTCATTACCAACAACGACAAGCTACGTATCGCGAGCTGACGCGAACACTTACTTCGCTACTTCATTTAATGATGCGGCATGGACAGCGTTAAGTGACGCTCAAAAAGATTTAGCCCTACAAGTAGCGACCCGAAATTTAGAAACTCTCCAGTGGTACGGAACGAAATGTGAGTCAGATCAGGCATTGCAATGGCCGAGGGAGGTAGCAGCCGACGGTTCTTGCGATGCCACTGTCTGCACAACGATCCCCAACCAATTAGTTGAAGCAACTTGCGAGTTAGCCCTCAAACTTCACGCCAACCAATCAATTTATATTGACGGACCAGAAACAACAACAACCGGTACGTATGTATCGAAAGAAAGAATAGGTGAACTCGAAGTCGAATATGACGAGTACGACGGAGCAAAGAACGTATCTACCGGTCCTAAGATTATTGTTTTATTCCCTTGGCTCAAAGATTTACTGCGTTGTTACGCAAAAGTAGGTAGTCAGACCATCATGTTAGCGGTGAGATCGTGAGCAAAGTTGACACTGTATTTGGTTCAATTCCCGGCCCCCTAGTAACGAAGTGGGGTCAATCAATGGTGTTCATCCGTAACGCTGGAGAAGGAACCTATAACCAAACCACTGGAGTTATTTCAACAACTGAGACTCGTATCACAGTTAAGGCAATCATTACGAGAGTCACGCCTTCAGAAGTCAGTGGGTCACTACAATCTACTGATGTCAAAATAATGATTGACGCAGCCCAACTAGGTTCAACTTACGTCACAACAGCCGACCAATTTGAGTACACGGAGGATTCCGATACCATCACCGCCAACATCATTCAAGTCGATACAGTTAGAGGAGATAGCCCAATTTTCTATACGTGTTTCGCGAGGCCACAATAATGCCAAAGCCAATTTCACAACTCATCCCCGATTTCAGAGAAGCACTAGGAGAAGGATTAGAGAAAGCGGCTGAAAATATTGTTGAAGGATTAATTGAAGACGGGCCTTATTGGGATGGAATATTTGCAGCGTCATGGGAAGTCAAGAAAGGACAGAAAACCATCACGACTTTCCCAAGCAACATGAGAGGAGCGCAACGATCTCCAACAGCAAAAAGAAAACCCGACAATCTCAAACCCCTAATACCTTTCATACCAAACAACGAAAATTTAGAAGGTTATACGATTGGAAACATGACTCGATACCGTGGTTATGCGATGGATTTATTACCCACACCAGTAGGAAGACAAATGGGAAATGCACCAAATAAAACAGCCCGTAAAGACTGGTACCTCCGTTATGTGCAGGGAGGCCGAATGAAGAAAAAGTATGACGAAGCACTGACCAATGTATTTAAGAAGTACTAATGACTCTTCAATCCATCCGAGCAATCTACGAAGCCCCAGTTATCTCAGCTCTCGCTGGTTTAACCCCGACAGTTAATTGCTACGTCGATAACCAACCAGTTAAAAAGACTGACGCAGTAAAAGAACATGCGCTAGTGCGTTTAAGTTTCACCGGTATGACTGAACCAACACTCGGACCAAGTATGGAGAATATTCGTGGGGTCTTGATTGTTGAGTGTTTTGCCAAGAAGAATAAAGGACCAGCTAGAGCGCAGGAAATGATTACGGCTGTGATGACTGCTTTAAATAATCTAAATACCTGTAATCCACATCCTTCTACAGGTAGTTATGGAACTGTTGGAGAGATTGTTGGCCCTAATTTTGAAGCCTTAGAAGATCAACCTCATTACATGGCAAGTATTAGCTGTCCGTTCAAAGCAACTCATTTAAGTTAGAATCCAATTAAGTACTAGCCCCCGAGTACAGCAACGCCCCCGCTGTTGTTTCGACTCTCTTTATAGAGAGATAGACCAATTCCAGTATCTTGTTCTACACAAGTCTTGACTGGTGAAGACGGAAGCGTTTGGTTTCAACCAGCGTCTACAGAATTTTGCCTGAAAGACTACACTGACTTTCCTGCGGGAACCTCAATAACGGTTCCTTCCGATCACGACTTTCGTGTTAATGATCCTGTTAAGTTCACTGCCCAAGGCACTGGACATATAGATGCCAACCTTACAGCAGGTACAACTTATTACGTTGTTGCAAAGACAGCCACAACGATTGATGTATCAGCATCATCTGGCGGTACAGCTATTACCCTTGCTGGTGATGGTGGTACTGGCAGTGCTGACACATCCAATACCGCTGTTAATCACATCAAAATTGAGTATGCGGATTTTGCTGCAATTTGTCAGGTGAAGTCATTCACTCTTGACTTAACTCGCGAAGAGATTGACACAACCGTTTTACCTTGCACCGTTAACACATCCGGTTCACTTGCATCATTTAGAACAATGCAAGCTGGATTTGCTTCGGGGACTGGCTCAATGGAAGTTCAGTTCACTGACGATCAAACCAACCTCGCTAACCGTTTACTCGGTAACAGCATGAGGAAGAATCAAGATGGAGCCGAGGTTCGCTTATTTATCAACACTGTTGGCACAACTGCGACACCATCATTATCTGACAGCCTCTACATTGAAGCACCTATCTCAATCATGGGATTTAGTTTGAATGTATCCCCAGAGGATGTCATTATAGGTTCATTAACCTTTAGTCTTTCTGGACAGCCAACTCATCTACTTGGCAACTAAGCTAAGTTTGGTTGGAATACACAAAGCCTCCTATGTCTGCGGGAGGCTTTTTTATGTATATAATTAGGTAACTTAACTAAGTAACTATGGCATTAAGCCTGATCGACGAGCTAAAGAAAGCAGCGAACCTCAAGCCAACAAAGCGCACAGTTGTTTTAACAAACGGGAAAGAAGTCGAGTTCTACTGCGCTCCCCTCACAATGGCAGAGCGTGAAAAAGCTCAGGCTCAATCAAAGAATCCAGATGACACCAATACTCTCGCTCTCCAACTGCTAGTCAACAAAGCCCAGACTAAGACCGGTGAGCGTATGTTCAATGCCGGTCATATCGCTGAATTAAAGCATTTCTGTAAAGAGCAGGATGTCCAAGCTTTAATGCTTGCCGTAATCAGTGATGCGGAGGCAGAGGAAGAACCCACCGACATGAAAAGAACTAGAAAAGCAACTACGGAAGGATAATTTAATGATGCTGTCCTTCGGAGTCGCGAAGGAATTAGGCATGACACTCCAACAGCTCTACCAAAACATCACATTTCAAGAGCTGTTGGCTTGGTCTGCTTATTTTTCAATCATCAACCAAGAGCAGGAAGATGCTATGAAAAAGGCAAGACGACGCTAAACTGTTGAAATAACCAAGTTGAGTTAGATCGTTGGCAATTTACGCAGCCGATATTCAGATCAATGTAAAAAATAAAGGCGATCTCCGTACATTGGAAAATCGTTTTAAGCAGATCAATGTTGCAGCGGTCAGTTTAAATAAAACACTTAAAGGTTTAGGTCGTCGTAACGCCATAAGAGTCGATACTCGCGCTGCCATGTCAGCGATCAGCGCACTCGAAGCCCGTATCCGTGGATTAAATAGAACAGTCAACCTTGATGCTCGAACGTCAGCGAGTGGTGGAGGTGGTGGTATGTCCGGCGCGGCTATCCCATTAGCTGCGGCTGCGCTTGCCGGTGGTGGTGGAAGGTCTTCCTCTGCAGGAAGTGGAAGGATCAGAATTAAAAGACAACAAATTGCAGGAACGCTTGATACCTCAAAGATTCAAGCCGTAAGCGAAAAGACAAAGGAATTAACTAAAGCCCAGGAAGAGTTAAAAGCATCTACGGTCAAATTAACTAAAGCAACCGCCGTCAAAGAGGCTAAAACAGAACAAATAAAACAGTTAGACAATCAGTTTCAAAATATACGGTCAGAGATGACTCGTAAGCAGAAAAAAGCCAGATTTGGATGGAATAAAGAAATAAATGACTTAGATAATCAGTCAAAAGCAATTAAAAAGTTAACCACAGGTTTAATGGCGGAGAAGAGAGAATTAATTAATAATGCTCACGCTGCCGAGGTTCTAAACAAGGAAAAGCAAAAATTAGTTCAGACTTTACAAGATGAAAAAGAAGTTCTTGAAAAAGGGAGTCAGGAGCTTAGAAAGGAATTACAACTAAGCGATGAACAAAAGAAAGTACAAGGAGATTTAAATAAGCTAAAAGTCGATGAAAGTAAATTAGAGAATAAGCTTAATCAGAAAAAAGATGCGATAGCGGCAGCAGAACAGAGGGTCACAAAAGCTAAAAATGAGCTAGCGCAGAGTCAGGGTAGGGTAAATAAGGGTTTAAATGTCAATCAAGAGACGCTAAAGAAACAGCAAAAAGAACTAGGTAATGCGAATAGACAATTAGCAAGTAACAACAGATGGTATAAAAAGTGGAGAGAAGATGCTAAAGCAGTTGGAACAGAAATAGAGAAGTTAGAAGCGAAGCAAAAGTCTTTAAATTCGACAGTTAAACAAATGCCAGCCGGCGGTTTGATGGGTCAACTTCGTGGAGGTTTTAAAGATTTAGGAGGGATGAAGGGAGCGATGGGCGCAGCCGGAAAAGGTGCGTTAGCTTCCGCTGCTCTGATTCCGGGTGTTGCTCCTCTAGCTGTTGGTGGATTCGCCGGTGCTGCTGGAGCTAAAACCGCTGGAGCCGCTGCAATCGGTGGAGGTATTGGTGTAGCTGTCGCTGCGGCTGTCCAAGGAACCGTCGCTATGGTCGAATTTGCTAGAGCGTCAGCGGATGTGGCGGCTGAAATGGACCGCATGAGAGTTGCACTTAGCGGCGTTGTTCCTGACCAAGAAAGTTATAATACTTCGCTAGAAAAAGTATCAAAATTATCTAACAAATATGCAATCTCACAGAGAACAATACTGAAAGGATTTACGCAACTTCAAGCATCAGCAGATGCCGCAGGATTTAGTGTTGAAGATACCGGTAAATTGATGGAAGGATTATTAACTAGAACGCTGGCAAGTGGTAAAGGAATAGAAGAATTTAAGGGCGTTATGTTAGCAGCAAGTCAGATACTTTCTAAAGGAAAACTTCAAGCTGAAGAAGCGAGAGGCCAGATAGGAGAACGGATCCCGGGATTTATGGCTGATCTAGCATCGTCGATGGGTATATCCATGCAGCAATTAGATAAGGCGATGGAACAGGGTGAAGTTACGCTCCAAGATTTCTTTAAATTAGGCGAAGATCTTCTTAAAAATAATGAAAAAATCGCTCGTCAAATGGCAAAAAGTTATGCAAATGCTGGCAGTAGATTAAATAAAGCAACGGAAGATTTACAGGTAGCTCTAGGAGCAAGAAGTATGATAATTGGTGCTAAATTCCAACAAGGATTAACTCTAATAGTTGATTTAGTAACGAATGTTGTTAAGGCTCTAAATTCTTGGAGAATTGCTGAATTAAAATTAGGTATTGCAATTAGAAGACGAATAAGAAGTGCGCTCGGTAAAGATCCAGATGCCAACCTTAATGAATTTGAGTTACGGGATAGAGAAGAACTACGAATATTAACGGGAGAACAGGAAATCTTAACTAAAGCGAAGAGAAAGCAATTTGAAACGGAAGCGAAAAATGCGATTCAAAGACAGCAGCAATTTGACAAGACTATGAAGAATATGGAAGTAGAGAAGCAGTTCTTACAAGATCAACTAGATCACGGAACTAGATATGCAGACTTAGAAAGAGAGATAGCCTTAATGGTTATAACTCACGGCAAAGATAAAGAAGATGCCATCAGAGCTGAGTTAACAGCAAGACGAGATTTAGAAGACCAGTTAAAGAGTGAAAAAGTCACCAGAGGAAAGATCAATGACATGATCGAAGCAAACGATCAGAAATTAAAAGATTTAGTCAATCCACTGAACCAAGTACAAGCTGCTTCAGATGCAATTGGTACTGCTTTTGGAGACTCAGTAAGAGAAGTTATTAAGGGTACGAAGAGTATTGGCGATGCTGTTGCGGACATGTTAAATCGCATAGCTGATCACTTCTTAAATACAGCAGCCGACTTAATGGCTCAACAAGCGTCAAACTGGTTATTTAAGACAATCGCTGGCTCAATATTTGGGGGAATAGGTGGAGGAGGAGGTGGTGGTGGAGTTGTTACGAGTATCCCTCAAGCTTCAGATACCTATAATTTCCCGATTGGTAACTACTCAGATTTCTCAACCGGTGGTTATGTAGATAGACCAACTAGAGGAATGATCGGAGAAGGTGGTGAGGGGGAATATGTCATCAAAGAGTCTCAGATGGCCGGCGCAATGAATCGCTGGTCTCAAGGAAATAGAGGTAAGTCAGTCATCCACGGTAGCGATGGCGGCGTGGGTAGTCAGCAAGCCGGTGGCTCAACTGAGTTAGTTGTTAACTACACAGGACCGTCACTTGTCTTCAATGAGCAAGAGTATGTTCCTAAGTCTGCGGTTCCTGAGATCATCAACTCAGCAGCTAGAAGAGGTGCGGAAGCTGGTCAAAGTAAAGTCTTAAGCCAACTCAAAAACTCTCGTAGTCAACGCTCTAGGTTAGGTTTATGAGTATTACTTATTTAACAGGGTTTATTTATTTCACCGACGCAAATGGTACGTCAAAAGGAGCATATCAAAATAGTAGAAGAGATAATATTGAAAGTACAACGGGTGCAGATAATGAAATTATTTTAAATGGTAAGACTTACTCTTACTTACCTTTTATTTATCAAGGTGCGGCTAAAACAAAATCTGGTGATAATTTAGAAGCCCAATTAATTTTTGCTAACAATACTGTTGCGATGAATCATGCTAATCAAGCTGTCGTCGAGAAATGGAACGTACAAGTGGATATTTGCAAAATGAACTCTTCTTTCACCAGTGTTGAGGGTAATCCTCTTACTACAGATAATTGGTTAGTTGCTTCTATGTCGTACGATTCAACAACGATTGAACTTTTAGTATCAAGTGCTATTGATGCTGTAGGAACCAATTGTCCTAATAGGGTTTTGACAAATAATTTGGTTGGTTACTTACCGACAACAGCAAATATAAGAAATTTGTGAAACCGTACCAGTTAATTGGATTACCGTATCGCTTAGGTGCTGATCCTGTTAAGCATCATGCGGCTGATTGTTTAACCCTTGCTTTAAGATTTTTAGAACATTACGATATTAAAACTCCGATACCAAAAAGAGATTGGTATAGGCGTTTAAGAAGACATGACTATTCAGTTTTTGAAGAGCAACTTAATTTGTGGGGCGTGAGAACAAACAGAGTAGAATTGGGTACAGTGGCTTTATGCCCAATAGAAGAACGATTTGGTCTTGCTGTTTACTATGAAAAAGGATGGATAAACTGCAAAGAGTCGGGGGTTTGCTGGAGTCCCATAGACGGCCTTCGGGTCCACGCTTGTTATTACCCTTTGAGCAGCAACTTTGTGAAGTCGTAGGACTTACAGAAAAGGAGTATTGGTATTTTGTAGATAAAACAGCAAGTTATAACGGTAAGCGACCACAGGCTTATGACCTAATACCAGACATCAGGAATGATCCCGTTTCTATTATCACCAATATTGTTATTGGAGTAGTTTTATCTTATGTTTCATACCTTTTAACACCTAAGCCAAAGGAACAGCAATATAAAGCTCCCCCTTCATTACAAACAGCAGCTCAGCAGGGTCTAAGACGCTTTGCTCCTCAATCGGGTTTTGACTCAGTTCAGTTATTATCTGAACTAGGTGAAACAATTCCTCTTGTTTTTGCTTTTCAAAGAGAACTTGGAGGAGTCACTTACGGAGGAATAAGAGCAAACACTAAACTCGTCTGGTCACAGATGCGAAGTTTAGGAAAAGGTCAACAGTTTAAAGCGGTTTTCATACTTACCTCTGGCACGTTAGGTGCAAGACCTGACTTCTCTGGTTATGCAATAGGAGACACTTTATTAGAAAATTATTCAAACGGAAAACTTGCTTTATATCACAGAAATGGTTCAACTAATGTTGAGAGATTAGAAGAGGTTGATAGATATCCAGAAGGAATTTTAGATAGAGAAACTTTTATAAATTCGAGTGGAGTTGTTGTCGTAAATAACGGTACTGCTTTACCCTCTGTTTTCTTGAGTGAGTTTAGAGATAATGTTTTTAGTGGCACAAGAAACCCATCAACCCAGTCTATATTTGGAAATTACAGCCCTTTACCTAATTCAATGCAATTTAAATTGCCGTATGAATTAGTACTAAGGAATCATAAGTTGTACTATGACGATCCTATAAACGTAAATAATAGAGCCAAGCAAGATAAATTAAAAACTAATTTTCCAAGATATGCAGCAGTAGTCGCAAAAAACGGAACTACGACTCATGGTAATTTTTCAGTCACAAAAGATGATTTAGTTACATATCAAATTAGTGACCATGATCCTAAGACAATCTTTAAAGATAGCTTTGGTGATTGGGGTGCAGAAGATGTTTCTTCGAGTGTCGATGCTGATCGAGAAAACTCAGATGATTCAATGTCAATTGGTGAGCAATATTTAATAGGAACAGCGAAAGGAGTTTGTATTGAAATTGATAACCCCGGACAACTATGGAAAGTCGGATTGACAAAACAGTACACCTTTAAAGTGACTGAACCGGGACAAATTCAAGTTAGAGGAGTAACTAATGCCCATAACCCAGATGAGTTATTACTGATTCAAAAATGTGCGATTGGTACAGTAACAAATAATATAAAATGTGATGCAACTGAAATAGGTATTAAATCAACGGTATGGAAACAGATTACTGGCTTTGCAAATGTAAATAGTCATCCCGGTCACTGGAGCCTGCCCCAAGGTGTTGTTTATCAGTATGAAAGAGAAGGTGGAAATATAAGTTTAGGACAGTTATCTAAGTATATAAAAAGGTATAGTTTCTTTCGTTTATACGCAAGGAGAGCAGGAGATTCTAATGAATGGCAATTAATTGACGGCGGTAAACCTTTTGCTGTTTTGGGACGTACACCGCAGCCACAATATAATTTTATAAAGATTACACATACTGAGGCTTACTTACATGAGTTTAAATTAGAACCATTTCCAGGTAATGAAGTTAGAGCAAACTTTATAGGTAACAATATTAATTACTTAGGTACAGGACCGTTACAAATATTAGATTCTACAAATGGATATACTGTTAGTTTTGCTGGAGATAAAAATCATCAGCTAGACGCAACTAGAGCATCTAATCCAGAGTGGTTTTTAGGTTCTACTACAGCAGATAGTGAGTCAACAGGTTCAGTACAAAGTATTTATCCAACAACTGAAGGCTCTCCACCAACCAGTGAACCACAATTCGATTTAGTTGAAAGTGATGTCTATATCGGAGGACATCATGGGGGAAATAATGGTACTTATTGCGTTGTAGTCTTCTCTAACAATATGGATCAAGAAGGAGATGGAATATATTTTTATCGTCACGGTGAGATTGTTGGATTCGTTGCAGCAGGAGGTACTGTTGGGTCGTCAATGACAGGCACTCCGTTAGAAAGCGTTATACATGAGGGTTACAAATATGAAAGAGAAAGTACTAATTTTAAAATGCACCCTTGGGATCCTGATTTCTACGTAGCGTATTACGGGGTAAATATTTATGAGTATTCTGGATCAGGATCATTACCAACAGTAGAGGTAAAATCAGTTACGGGAGGATCTGGTTCGGGTTTAATAGTAGCTGTTTCTTCTTATGATAACGGCGCAAAAGCATGGGAAATTCGTGAAGCTGGTTCGGGCTACCTTTCGGGTGAACAAGTAACAATTCCCGGTGTTAGAGAAGTAACAGTTAGTACAACGATGGTTAATTTTATTACACCACCTTGGCCTACTGGACAGAACTTAAATCCTTACGATGCCATTAGTGATTACGTACGATATGACGCAGAACGATCTAGTCATTTAGAAGGACCAGAACATGAAATAACATATGTAAATGAGTTAAAAAGCAGCGTAAGTTTACCCTATACACGTCTTTCTACAGTTGGAATTAGATTAAATAGCTCTAAAGAATTTACCAGTTTTTCTCAAGTATCTTCTTACCTTAAGCGAGGTTTACAAGTTAAGCGTTTAATTAGTGATACAGGCGGTGATGTTGTCGTTAATCAAGGTGAAGTCAATTCAGAAGGAAAAGGACCATCTAATATTTTTCCAGAAATAGCGTATGCGTTATTAACAGATGATTTGATTGGTGCGGGTAATTTAGTGGGTGCTAATGCAGTTGACCTA